TTAATTATAATTCGTGGATTGATTTTCCTTTAGGAGTGTTTTTATTAGCAACCCCAAAGAGAATGGACGAGGAAAACGCTGTTAAAAGGGATATAGAGGCCTATGACGGGCTTTTGATACTCATTGATGATAAATTACAAAGCACCTACACAATTAACGCAGGAACGAATTATAAACAGGCTATCATTGATTTACTAGCAACAGCAGGAATAACGCAATATATCATCGAGGACACAACGAAAACTTTACCTATTACAATGGCGTTTGATCCTGGAACAAGTAAATTAAGCGTGATTAATTCGTTAATTAATCAAATTAACTTCACACCTATTCGTGTAGATGTATACGGGAACTTTGTAACTAACTCTTACATTGCGCCAAGTAGCAGAGGAATTGAATATACTTATGCAGATGATTCATTAAGCGTAACATACAAAGGAATGACCGAAAGTTTAGATTTATTCCACATTCCTAATAATTGGGTGGTTGTTGCGACAAATGCAGAAACAGCACCATTAAAAAGTGTATACACTAATTCGAACGCCTCTAGTATTACAAGTACCGTAAGCAGAGGGAGAACAATTACCGATTACCGAGAAATTGACAACATAGCGGATCAACAGAGTTTAGATTCATATACTTTAAGAATTGCGAATGAAGCTAGTCAAATTTACGGGTATTTGGAATTTGATACGGCTATTATGCCTATGCACGATTACCAGGACCTTTTAAAAATCGAGTATAGTAAACTAGGGATAAATGACAAGTATATAGAAACTGAATGGAGTTTTGACCTGGAAACAGGGGCAAAAATGCACCATGTTGTTAGAAAGGTTGTGACGATCTAATGAACGCAAACGACTTTTTATCATTAATGGAGCAACCGCCAGGAAAAGAAATCAGTTTACGTTTTGGTTATATTGATTCAGCTTATACAAGTGGTAGACCGAAAATAAAATTTGATGGACAAGACACAGCAGGTACGAAAACATACCCGTATTTAGCCTCTTATACACCTGTAGCAAATGACAGAGTAATGATCCTTCAAAATGTTGTTATCGGAAAAATACTTTAATATCTATCTATTTATCTATGGTTTATAATGGAAATTAGAGAAACATATTGGGGTGACAACATTTTAAAAAAGGGGGCTAAAAGGTGAGCAACAGCAATGAAATTAGAGAGATTGATATTATTATTCAGTTAACGAGGCTAGAAACGAAAATTGATGCTATGGGAAACGTTAAAGATGTAGCAAATGAGGCTTTAGCTTCTGTTAAAAGCGCACATCATAGAATTGATAAGATTGATAAAATCATATTTTGGGCAGGTACAGCGATTATAGGCGCTTTAGTTGTTGGGGCTGTAAGTTTACTATTTAAGGGGTGATATTATGAAAACTTCTCAAAATGGAATTAACTTAATTAAAAAATTCGAGGGTGTTCGATTAGTAGCATATAGAGCGCATAAGTCAGAAGAAAATTTAACGATTGGATACGGGCATTACAGCGCTAATATTAAACCTGGACAAGTTATCACGCAAGCACAAGCGGAAGTATACTTAAAGCAAGATTTAAAACGTTTTGAAGATGCTGTAAATGAATTGAAGTTGCCAATCAATCAAAATATGTTTGATGCGCTAATTTCATTCTGTTATAACGTTGGTGAAAATGCGCTTAAAAAATCAACATTACTTAAAAAGATTCAAGCAAAAGATTATATTGGAGCTTCAAACGAATTTGTAAAATGGAACAAAGCAGGCGGGGAAGTGTTAGCAGGATTAACACGCCGTAGATTAGCTGAGAAAGATTTATTTTTAACCGGTACAAAACCACAGGCGAAAATTCAACCGGTAAAAAAACAACCGGTAAAAACTTTTCATGTAGTTGTAAAAGGTGAAACATTAAGCGGAATTTCAATTAAAAACAAAATTACAATAGAACAAATTAAAAAATTAAACCCTGGAATTAATATAAATGTCATTAAACCAGGCCAAAAAATAAGATTGAAATGAGGGGATTAAATGAGTAAAGCTGTATTAATTCGTATTGTATTATTACTTTTAGCGTTAGTTAACCAGGTTTTGGTAGTATTCCATAAAAGCCCGTTGCCGATTGACGATAACACAGCGACTTTAATCGTATCAACTGTTTTCACTTTGGTAATGTCTATTATTAATGCGGTACATGACAATAAAATAATTAAGAAAAAAGAGCCTGCTAAATAAGCAGGTTTTTTATTTGTAAAAAATATTTAATAATACACTTGCATAATTCACTCGTATAAAGTATAGTATAAAATATAAAGAAAAATTAAATAAAAAGAAAAGGGGTAATTGAAAATGATTTTAAGAAAAGAAGGTCAAGAATTAACGGTAGCAACGGCGTTTGGTGAAGTGGTTTATTTCGAAAGATACAGAGAAGGTAGTAAACAATTAATTAGATCATGGGGAACTCTTTTTGGAAACTCTTTTAGATGGGAAGGGTTGCATATTAAAAAATACGGTAGGGGCAAAATGAAAAACGAAATAGAAGTTCATAACGAATTACAAAAAATTGATTCATTTTTAAGAAATGAAGGTTTTTCTATTAACCAATTATAAAAAATAATTTATAATAAAAGTGCCTATTGATAGTCTGTATTGTGAAAACAATTTAAGTTAGATCAACGGCGAGTTAAAGCAGGGGAATTTCCCTTGCTTTTTTTATTTTTATTTTTTAGTTCTAAACAAATTTTATTACACATATATTACTACTGTAAGACCAAATAAAATTTAAGGGGTTGTTGTTAATGGTATTCGAGGGAGCGATTAAAAGCTTATCAACTGAGTCTTTGGAAGAATTATTAGAATCAGCTAAAACACTTGCACAAGCGGGCGTTGAAGGTGGTAAAACTAATAAGTACATTCAAGATCAATTGGTAATTGCTGAAATTTGCGAGCGTGAATTATTAACACGAAAACTTTCTTAATGGGTAGAGGGGCTATTATATAGCCTCTTTTACTTTGTCGAAAATAAATTTAAAAAACTTTTTAAAATACACTTGCATAATACGAGTGAATAATGTAAAGTATAAATATAAGCAAGAAACACAGGGAGGAATTAAAATGGCTAAAATTGAAATGATGGCATTAATAGTAACGGCTGATAAAGATATGTATGAGGTTAAAAGTTTTGATACTGAAACACAAACTTTTCAAGTTGTAATTTGTAATCCTGTTTATGGTTTTGCAAGAAAAAACGCAAAAGTAACTACATTAAAATATAACAAAACTTTCACTTTTAAAGAAATGAAAGTAGAAGGATATGAAACGGTTAGAAATACAGATGAAGCGAAAAACATTTTAAGATCACTAATTAAAAAACACAAAAATAATTAATTGAAGGGGAATAAGAAAATGAAAAAAACAACAAATATTAAAGTGCCTAAAAAATATCAGCATATGATTGATGAAATTGAGCAAGATTCTGACGGCTATTGGGCGTATAGTAAATACGGTTTTTACTTTGAATACATGGGTAATGAGTGCCACACAGCGCATGAAGATACTAAAACAGACTTATTAAAGGTTATTAGATCGTTGAAACCTTGCAACTGTAAAGAGTGCCAAGAAGAATTAAATAAGTAACAATTCGGCGTAAGGGGCTAACTCTTACGCCTTACCAGGTGAAAGGAGCTGTTACCATGAAATTATATTCAGCTAAAGAAATTGCACAAGAAATAGGTGTAACAAAAGATACAATCCACAAATGGAAACGGGAAAATCGTATACCCAAGCCAAAATTTTATATTGGGAATGTGGAAGGTTGGACAGAAAAACAAGTTAATCAAATTAAAGAAAAGGAGCTAAGCAAATGAATAATGTAGAACAAGTTAAAAAGTTAATGAACGTTCGATTTGAAAAGGGAATTTTAGAAATTATCGAGGTAAAAATTGAAAAAGAAACAGAAAAACAATTTAAGCTATTAAACACTAGCAGAAGGATATTGAATAAGTCTGAAATGGGGATTTATATCGACTATTACGGAATTTATTGTTATGAAGATGAATTGAAAGAACTTACTAAATTATACATCGAAAAAGAGTTTAACCGATTACAAAAGTTAATCAGCAGAGAAACCGAAAAATTAAATAATTACAAGTTATCTTTGGAGGTATTAAATAAATGAGTACATTTTTAACGTTCTATAGCATGGGTTTAATTGCTGTAGTTTGTTTTATTGCTTTATGGTTGTTTATCTCAGTATTACCAAAAGATATGAAAAAGAACATGATCCAAACCTGGTGGGAAGGGAAAGAATATGAATATTAAATCAAAAGAGGAATTGTATAATGAAGCATACGAAAGAGTAAAAGAAATAGTAAAAAGCATGAACACTCTTACCGAAAGAGAATTTACAGAAAAATACTTGTTTAACCCTAATTTTCATAGAGGAATGGATGTATTAGTACATTTATTTGTAGAGGTAAAATTTAATAAATAATTAAGGAGATTCACAAATGGACATAGTAATATTCTTTGTTTCTATTCTAATATTAGTCCTTTGGTTTGGTGGAATGAATGATTTAATTAAACGGCGTGCTGAGATAATGAGATCACGCAGAGAATGGGAGGAAGAAAATAAAAACAACCCCAAATAATTGAGGTTGCCAGGGTATCAAATGCAATCAATCAAAGGCGAATTGATTGAGGCAACCCAATTATATTATTTTTAAGAAAATTACACAAATTAGCGGTTGGAAAGGCATTAAATCACAGGTGGGCGCATATGCTTATTTATAAGCCTATAGGGGATGCTACAACCTACAGGAAAAGAGGGTAAAAAATGGGGAAACAAGTATATTTAACTGATAAAGAAATACAAATTATTAATTCTATGTATAGACTAATTGAACCTTATGACAAAGACATTAAAATAGTTGAAAAATTAATAGAAAAGGTGAATAAATGAAAACTGAAACAATCATTAAATTAAATTGGATATTAGGGATTATAGCATTATTGGCGCTTTTTATGATGTGGTGGACGGCTTAATGCGTATTAGACCAATAATGTTCATTAAAAGGAGAGATGAATAATGTTGAAAGTTGTTGTTATTCAAGATTTTAAAGAAGGATATAGAGAATATAAAAAAGGTGATATTCTCATATCAAAAAATGGAGAAGTATTTACAGGTAGTAGGTGGATTTGCAATGTAGGTAGTCCATTTTTTAAGCAACATTTAAAAATGCTTGGCGAATAGTACAACCATAAAACGAACTAACCAGGATTAAAATTCCTGGTTTTTTTATGTCATTCTTTTATTACAACCTGCATACACTAGAAACACATAGGTAATAATCATTACAGAGGTAAAAAGGAGGTAATAAATTTGAAAGATAGAGAAGTAAAAAGTATTAGCTTTAAATTAACCGATCCTTGGGAAAACGAGTTATTAAACCATGCTAAAAAGTATTCTAATTTCTCTAATTACGTTAAACGATTAATACAACGTGACAAAGAGGCTCAAGCATATGCTAAGCCTCAAGTCAAGCAGGGTGAAATTAAGTTTAACATTGGTAATAACCAAGGATCAATTTAAAAATGTAGCTGAGAGAAAATAATTAAACCTAATCCAATTCCGATTTTGATTAGAGCGCTCATTA